CAGCATCTGAAGAGACTGCCAGGATCACCTTAGCACTTGCACCATTAAGAAGAAGAATTGCAACTACCTAAAGATAAATACTAAAAAAAGAGTAAGATATGCCAGGTCAATTCTTTTCTCCAGAAGGCGATTTAGAAGAACACTTTATAACCAATACTTGGTTGATTGATCAGTATATTGGCGATCAATTATATGGTTGGGGAAGTTTATCTAGAGGAACTTTGGGAAATGCGCAAAATACATTTAGTACCAGAACATCCACTCCAGTCACCACATTCACCGGAGGAACCAACTGGAAACAAATTAGTTGTGGAAGTGAATTCTCTGCAGCAATCAAAACTGATGGAACTCTATGGACTTGGGGTTCTGGAAATGTTTCTGGACCATCTGGTGGTCAACTTGGGAATGCTTCTCAAGGAAGTAGGTCTACGCCAGTTACTACATTTGCAGGAGGAAATAATTGGAAACAAGTAAGTTGTGGAGCTTATAATACAGCAGCAATCAAGACTGATGGAACCTTATGGATATGGGGTAGAAATGATGAGGGGCAACTTGGAATTAATATTGCAACTAATGATTCTACTCAAGATAGATCTACTCCAGTTACTACATTTGCAGGAGGAACTAATTGGAAACAAGTAAGTTTTGGAGGAAGTCATGTGATGGCAATCAAAACTGATGGAACTTTGTGGGGGTGGGGTGGTAATGAATACGTACAACTTGGAACTAATGATGGAGTAAATAAATCTACTCCAGTCACAACATTTGCTGGAGGGAATAACTGGAAACAAGTAAGTTGTAGTAAGAATAGTTCTGTGAACGCAGGATTTCAACTTGAGTCTTTTTCTGCTGCAATTAAAACTGATGGAACTCTATGGGTTTGGGGAAACAATGCATCCAATTCCTATGGAGTTCTTGGAATTAATAGCACACTTAATATAAATGTAAGTACTCCAGTAACTACAATTGTAGGAGGAACTAACTGGAAACAAGTAAGTCTAGGTTCCAGAGTTTCAGCAGCAATTAAAACTGATGGTACATTATGGGTTTGGGGGGCAGCTTTTCTTCTTGGGCACAATAGTTCCTCTGATAAAAGGACTCCTGTAACCACCTTTTTAGGAGGAACTAATTGGAAACAAGTAGATTGTGGTCATGAGTGTGCCTCAGCAATCAAAACTGATGGAACTCTATGGACTTGGGGATTAAATTCTAATGGAGAATTGGGAACCAATGATACCACATCCAGAACTACTCCAGTGACTACATTTGCTGGGGGAACTAACTGGAGACAAACATCTTCTTCAAATGCTTCTAGTGTTTCACATCAGATGGCAGTAACCTCAGGAATCCCATCAGACCTCCCACTCTCATAAATAAATTAAAAACATTATGTACGCACTTATTCATAATTCTCAATTACTTTTAGGTCCAATTGGTTGGAATTATAGAATGATTAATTCTGACCTAGAAGAAGAACTTGAGTTAGATTATAGGGTTACTATAAACGATTGGCAGTCAGTTCCAATTAAAGTGAATGAAGAAACTTATATTCTTCCAGTCAAGCAAGTTATACCTGACCATGATCCAAAGTATTATAATGTTGGCAATTTTACATGGGAACGAGAATATTCAGATCTAACTAAATCATGTTCTTCAGATCCTAATTCATTTGAACCATCCATTGAGATACAAGATGTTGTTTTAAATGAATACTGTCAAATGATTTGCACTATACCATCTTTAAGTCCATATCCAGGATTAAAAATAAACATTAAAAATTTACAATTTGATACTTCAGAGGGAGTTGTTTCTATAAATGATGCTGAATATGTTGTAAGTAGTTTTGATGGTGATACTTTTGTCATTCTTCCAGAAGAATTATCCCCAGATATTTACAATCCTCTGATTAATAGATCAACTTATATTCCTGGTGCATCAGTAGAGAATACTGTCACACTAACATCTGCAGTTTTTACATATGCAATTCATGAAAAAACTTTAGATGAAGTAAAGCATGTTCGCAGACAAGAAGTAGCACCATACAGAAGAGAAAAAGAAAATCAGATTATTACAATTTCAGTTGATGGAACTGATGTAGAAATATTAACTTCAAGAGAAGAAAGAGCAATTATTGCAACTAAATTAGCATCTTCTTTGGGAACATATAATTATAAATTTTCAAATACATGGTTAGAAGTATCTCAACAGCAACTTCAAGATATTATGACTCAAATAGATCAAAAAGTGCAGGAAGCATATGATTGGGAATTTGCAAAACTCGCAGAAATTGATGCTTGCGAAACTTTAGATGAAGTTTATGATGTTGTAGTAAGAGAACTTCCACCAGAACCAGAAGATCCAAGATTTCCATCATTACCAGTAATATAACATGCCTGCAAATAATCAAACTACTACCAATTTTAGAGATAGTGGTAATGGTGACTTGGGGAAAAATTTAGTCACTAAAGACTATTTAATTAGTGTATATCCAGAATTAGCAGAATCTATAGGAAGATCTGCACAACTTTGGTCTTGGGGAAGCAATCTAGATGGTCTAATTGGAACAGGTGGACCCCAAACAAGCACTCCTGTTCCAGTTTTAGCAGGAACAAATTGGAAAACTTTATGTACAGGGAGCAGTCCTAGCAATGCAGCAGCAATTAAAACTGATGGAACTTTATGGATTTGGGGATCTAACGTTAATAGTTCATCTACTGGAACAGGAGATAACACTGGAGTTAAATTTACCCCAGTCACCACATTTGCTGGAGGAACTAACTGGAAACAAATTAGTTTTGGATCTAGTCATGTAGCAACAATTAAAACTGATGGAACTTTGTGGACTTGGGGTTATAATTTTAATGGGCAAATTGGAAATCCTAATAGGACTAGGTTAGCTAGTTCTACTACACCTTTAAGTACACCAACCACCACCTTTTCAGGAGGAAATACTTGGAAACAAGTAAGTTGTGGCAACAATCATACAGCAGCAATTAAAACTGATGGAACTTTATGGATTTGGGGAGATAATTCTAATTTTCAATTAGGAACAGGATCTCAAACTATTCTTGCCAGAAGTACTCCAGTTACAACTTTTGTTGGAGGAACTACCTGGGCAAACACTGCAACTGGAGCTCCAGAAGAAATTACTATAGCTTGTGCTGCATATTCTACGTTCGCCATGAAAACTGATGGAACTTTGTGGTCTTGGGGAGCTGATGATGAAGGTCTTCTTGGATATTCTGGCAATAATGTAGAGACACAAGAAACACCAGCACCACTTTCTGGAATAAATTGGAAACAAATTTCTTCTTATTCTTCAAGTATAGCAGCAATTAAAACTGATGGAACTCTTTGGAGGTGGGGACGTGTATATAATTTTGAAAGTGCTGGGGGAGGCGGATCTGGTTTTGGTATTGCTGGAGCTCCAATTCAATATCCATCTGGAGTTGATTGGGCATCAATAGCAAGTGGAACAAGTCATTATGCAGCAATAAAAACAAATGGAACTTTATGGTTGTGGGGAGCTAATGGAATTCAGCAAATTGGGAATAATGCTGCTGATGCTAGTTCCTTCGTAACTACTCCAGTAACTACATTTGCTGGAGGAACTAATTGGAAACAAGTTGCTTGTGGTTTTCAACGAACTGTAGCAATTAAAACTGATGGAACTTTATGGGCTTGGGGAAATAATGGCAATGGAAGCCTTGGAACTAACGATTCTCAAGTAAAAAGTACTCCTGTTACCACCTTTGTCGGAGGAACTAACTGGAAACAAGTCAGTCTTGGAGCTGGATTTACTGCGGCAATTAAGACTGATGGAACTTTATGGACTTGGGGTTTTGCAAATTCTGGACAACTTGGACATGCATCGTTATCAGATAGGTCTACTCCTGTTACCACCTTTGTCGGAGGAACTAACTGGAAGCAAGTACATGCCATGGTAGGAGGTGCAACTATTGCTGTAAAAACTGATGGAACTTTGTGGGTTTGGGGAGGTACTTCATTTGGAATTAATTCATCTTTAGGAACTAATGATAATGCAAATAGATCTACTCCAGTCACTACATTTGCTGGAGGAACTAATTGGGTACAAGTATCTGGTGGGCAAAGTCACTTTATAGCACTTAAATCTGATGGCACTGTATGGACTTGGGGATATAATCTATATGGTCAACTTGGAATAAATTTCAGTTATAAATTTTCTATTACTCCAATCACAACTTTTTTAGGAGGAAATACTTGGAAACAAGTAAGTTGTGGCAACAATCATACAGCAGCCATAAAAACCGATGGAACTCTATGGACTTGGGGTCAAGTAACTAGCGGACAATTGGGTAATGCATCTGTAACAAGTAACACTGTATTCACTCCAATTACCACATTTGCTGGAGGAACTAATTGGAAATATGTAGTGGCTAGTCATTTTTGTACAGCAGCAATCAAAACTAATGGAACTCTTTGGATTTGGGGGAATAATTTTAATTCAAATCTTGGAATTAATACCAATACATCGAACATTTCTGTTCCGTCAAATGTTTTTGGATACTCAAATGACTGGAAAACTGTGTCTTTATCTACATCTGGAAATGGCGTTCACGTGGGGGCAATTAAAACTGATGGAACTTTATGGGTTTGGGGTGGTTCTAGCAGTGGTCAACTTGGAATTAACGCACTTGGTAATAAGAGTACTCCAGTAACTACATTTCTTGGAGGATCTAATTGGAAACAAGTTTTTTCAGCT